ATCACCATTTTCTTGTATTTTCTTTTTGATGCCCCTTAGTGTGGTTTTCATAGCTGAGCAAAGAAGCAGTAACTGATCTCCAGCATCTTGTTTTTCTGGATAATGAGAATCAGCCGTAGCTACGCTTTGAAACCCATATTTCTTTGCCACATAGCGTAAACCTTGAACCACCAAATTTGCTGCGGGCGAGTTCTCTTGGTCTATGGCTTGTATTTCAATGAAAAAGTTTTCTTTGCCAAAAATATCCCTATAATGATTTGCTAAAATTACTGTTTGTTCAACCCATTCAGGATGGATATATCTTTTAGCTTCTTCTTCTGTTGCAGCGCTGTAAGCTGATTTGGCATCGGCAAATATACAATTAGCTAAGTCACTTCCTAAGTGGCCGCTAAAAGCAATTAGGTCATTACCTGCAAACTGACCAAGGGTGTCTAGATCCAGTCTAGGTTTGTAGTAAAAATTTTCTTCGTCGTTGCTTTTCGATGTAGCTTGTATTAGCTTGTTCCAACCGCTTTTGTTTTTAGCTAATACACAAAGATGACTAAGCCTTCTGTTTTCTTCGGACTTAATTGTGCAATCGGTAGAGCTTAGGTAGAACTCACACCCAAGTATTGGTTTAATATTTTTGCTTTGGCAAGCCTGTGTAAAGGCCACAGCGCCCGATATAGTACCATGATCGGTTAGCGCGCAAGATTCAAAGCCCAACTCTGAACAGCGTGAGGCGACCTGTGAGGGCTTCGAGAGGCCGTCTAGCAAGCTATAGTGCGTGTGTAAGTGTAGGGGTGTCCAATTCATTTTTTCTTATCCGCTAATCTTCCACCACCATCTCCGTAGGTAGTGATCTTTTCAATATTTCCGTATTCTTCAACAACTTTATTTATACCCTTGCTTACGATTTCATCTCGTATGTGCTGGCATAAACTTTTACCCGTATCTTTGTAAGGTTCGCTAAATTTACAAAGCTTTTGGCATTTCCAGTGCTTGTTTTCATTAGAAAGAAGTCTGGGATGCTGTGTGTTTCTTATCTGCTCAAATTTCTTCCTGAGTATATCCTCGGCTTTTGCATAATCTTCTTCGTCAAACGCCATCGAGAACAAGCCACCAGAATTTATATAATAAATACTGATTGAAAATTCACGTTCTGGATACATATTTTTAAGGGCGTAATAGTACAAGAGAAGCTGCGTATCTTTTTGCAGCTTTTCATACGTCTTCTCTTCGCCTGTTGCCCAATCTATTCTTTTACCTGTCTTGTAATCTAGGATTTCGTAGTAGTCTTCAGATTGTTTTAGTATGAGATCTACCGTTCCCTTGATTGACAAGTAGCCTTCTATTGTTTTGCCACCAAGATTGTAAGAGTATTTTGCCCAAGGTTCTTTTATTTCAATATCGAAAAATAGTTCAGTTGCGAACACCTCTTGGTTTCTAGGATCTAAAGACCCACCTTCGTATGCAACCGCTTTTTCTGCCCACTTCAAACAGGTTCGCTTGTCTGCTTGGGTTATGTTTACTTCTGGAAAGCTAGATGAGTAGTAATCAAAGGCTAGGTCATTTAACAATTCCAGATTATCGCACTCTTCAAGAGTTAGTGTTTTTCCAGTCTCTTCATCCTCTACGACATCAAGACCTTTATTCATTGCAATCTTCTTGTCTCCAAGAGTCTGCATTACCTTATGGGTAATAGTACCCATCAAGGCTTTTTTATTGGTCTTATCCTTGAAGGAGAGATTGTATTGCAAAAAATATTTTTGCTGACAAAATTCCAAAGTTCCAAGACTACTGCTTCTGTGGTAACAAACTATCATCTAGTGGTTCAATTTCTGATATGGGCAGGTTGTACATATCTACATGAGTTTTAAAGCCATTGTTGTTATCAATTTCTCCAGCTTTCCAAATCTTTGCTCTTGCAAAGTAATCTTCAGGCTCTGCCTGCCCGACTATCCAAATATTTTTAATACCACGATAGACTCGTTTTCCATTTTCCATCATCATATTTTCAAAGTTAATGCTTACAAAAATGTATAGGTCTGGCCTTTGGTGGATGCTTGTTTTCGCAACCGAAACATCGTAATAATCCAAAGGATCAACTGTTCTTCGTTTTGTTTTTATCTCTATCCTGCGACCATCTTTGGCAATAATGTCATAGTTATATTTATCATCACCTTTGTCGCAACTGGTTATCTTAGCCCCAATATAAGCAGCTACTGCTTCTTCTCCAAGGTATCCGGCGGCGTTACCACCGCCTTTTAATATTGAGTTATTTATTCTCCCTAGTTTTTTTGCTTTTGATTGTGCCTGTTCTACCATCCGTGAATCCCACGGTATGCTTATGAGCTTTTGGTTTTTAACCATCCCCATTCCCTGAGTACCTTTAACAGTTCCATGTTTGTTTCATCTATGGTCATATCTTTGTTGTTTATTACATGGTCGAACTCCTTATAGTTATCTAACGAAGTTTCGCTTGCGTGTGAATCTTCATATGGAGATCTGGTTAAACGTATAACCTTACCTCCAGCTTTTTGTATTGCCTTGACCTCGTTTGGAAATCGAATATCTGGAACTATAGCTAATTCCGTTCCGCTGTTTATCATTCTGCTTATACAATTTTCTACCCATATGTCATCCTTTATTGTGCGACACACATTGGTTCCAAAATATTGCAAGAATTCTCTAGCCGTCATAAAGCCAGTCTTTTCCGCAGAACTCAGTTTATAGATAGGCATATCTTCCCATTTGATATTTATGGGCGTGTTTTTATCTTCGTCTGTCCCGTAGCATTGGGCTTCAGTTAAACCAAAAAGCTGCATACAAATAACTTTCAATGGATCTGCAAAACTAAAAGACTTTGCATAAGGCCAAATTGATCTGGATGCGTATTCGATAAAATCTGGATCTTTTCTTTCAATGTCTAATATTCCAAGACCTTCAACCTCTTTGCCGTTTTCGTCAATTTGGGCAGCGTTTACTACAAGACTACCATTCTCATCCATTAAAAATTTCTCAATAACATCGTGATACCTTAGCTGATATCCGTGCAGAAAAGTTGACGACGTTGTTTTTCCACTTTGTTTTCTTCCAGAAATACCTAGTATATTTGTCATTTTATATACCCTTCTAATTTTGGTTTTAGCTCTGTGTTAATTTGATCTACGCTCATTTCGCCTACATCCTTAGTAGACAAATCAACTTCTAATATATTAAATATTCTATCACACTTTTTTCGTATTGAAGTTCTTGCTTTCTTACCTGCTTCGTCATTGTCTGTAAGTAATATTAATGTAAAAGCACCAGAAGTTTCAAGTATCCTTGCCTGTGTGTCTGTTAGGCTAGAACCAAACATTCCAACTACGTTTCTAATACCAGACTCCCAAAGTCGCCAAACATCACCCTGTCCTTCAACGAGAATGACAGATCGGTTTTTACGAATATGTTCTTGAGATAACCAATAACCATACAACCATGCTCCCGCATAGAACTGTTTTGAGTTTACCCATTTCCTACCATTATAATTCTCATGCGCCACTCTTCCAACGCAACCAACCATAAATTCAAAATCATCGTCGTATACAGGTGCTACGACTCTACCTCTCATCTGTTTGTTTCTATTTGTACAAACACCTACATCGAACTGATCTAATACCTCTTTTGAATAACCTCTATCTATATAATACTTAGCGGGCCTTTCCAGAGACTCTCTTACTTGTTTTCTGGTTATTCCACTTTGTTTATTTTTTTCTCTTCTTCGTAAATCTTTCTCAAGTTTAGAAATAGTTTTAAATTGAATCGACGAAGATTCTTTACTCAGGTCTTCAAAATCTGTTTCTACCAGCTTCATGCAGTATTCTATTGTATCATCAAAAGATACATCTTCGTCTTTTGCTTTAGATAATAGTATTCTAATTAGCCCTACGGGTGTGTTGATGTTTTCTTCTTCACATCCTTGAGTCCAACATTTCCACATGCCAAAGTAAGGATGATTGCAATCAGTAGTCATCGTAAAAGCGTTGGGGTTATCTCCATCGTGAATTGGGCAAGGGCAAGAAATGTAGTCATCAAAATCATTTACCTCTATACCAAACTTTTCAAAAATAGGAATGATGTTTATAGCAATCTTATCAGACAAATTTTTAAGCTCTTTGCTTGAAAGCTGTTTCAAAACGGTTTCTCCGGGTCAATCTCTTCTTCTATCGTAAAGCCTTCTTCGCTATTACTAACATTATTGTCGAAGCCTTCTTTTTGTTTTTTAGTGGAAAGGATATATTCTGACTTGGTGAACCCCTCGTCTATTCTTCCATATTCACCACGCATGGTCATGTTGATGTAATCAAATTCATCGGATAAACCGCCACCATGTCTGGAGACAATGGGAACGAGTTTTCTATTTCCACTAGATCCATCGTCTTCGGCCATTTCCTCATCTGATTTTCTCTTGAAGATGGTAAAGCTGCTACAAAGCCATATTAATCTGTCAGACCCGCTTACAGCATCGGTGGACTCTTTGGTGATTCCATCCCTGTTTAGCTGAACAAAGCTAAGGCATGGAACATCGTATTGAACAGTAAAATTGTGTAGTTGAGTGATCTGGAATCCTAAGACTTGAAACTCTTTCATTCCATCTGAAATCTGCTCTGAGTGCATTAGTTTTAGGTAATCGTATATAATCATACACGGGTTAGTTCTTCCGTTCTCATCAAAGCCAACCCTTTTCACTAACCACCTTCTCATAACGGAAAGGGTTTCTTCAAATGATTTACCAGCTATAGTAATATAATCATATGGTATGTTCTTTAACTTTTCGGCTGCTTGGGCAACTCTTTCTTTTCTACCTTTAGACTCTGAAAATTTACCACTAGCTATTTCATTTATTTCTATATCGCTTAAGTTGGCTAGTAGTCGATTGACATGATCCTCTTTTGACATCTCCGTATCTAGAACCAAGACTGGTATGTTTAGTTTGCTAGAAATGTGCAAGGCTACATTATCGGCAAACAT